AAGAGTAATAACAAGATGTCTGAGGAGTTGTTTAGTGAATAATTGCTCAGCATAGAACTGAGAAGCTCGTTGAACATATTCATTAAACCTTTCGTCAGAATGACCATGGTTGTTTAGTAGGAGAATCATTTATAACCCTTTGGTGGGAGGTTCCCAGACTTGGTTGGCTTCTCTTCTAAGCCATAACAGTCTAGCGTTTTCAAGGACTCGTTCTGCTTCGCCACCGTATGCTTCGACACAAGCAGTATACATTTCTGCTGCACTTTGACAACCTGCGAGCCTTTGCTTAGCCTTAACAGGGCCGATGCCTTTGAGACCAATGATGTTATCAACTCTGTCACCTGTGAGTACCTGTAAATAAAAGTTTAAAAGTGCTTCTTCTTCTGAGACTTCTACCATCTCTTTCTTAACAAAGTTCCAATGCTTTCCTGGAAGCTGCAAGAAATCTTTGTCAATACTAGCGATGATTGTTTTGTAATCACTTGCTGTATGAGCTATCGCAATATCATCATCTGCTTCTTGCCCGACGGAGACCGAGAAGTTCCATGCCGAGATAAGATAATCTCGAATAAGTTGGAGATGCTTAGGCTTAGGTGCTGTGCGATTTCCCTTATACGGAGCAGTTCTTGCGATGTCATATCTGAAGTTATCCTTGCCAGTTAAAAAGCCCTGGTAAGTCTCAGCTTCGAGATCTTCCCAGAGCATTGTTTCTACAAACGTTGCAACCCTAGAGATGACAATCTTTTCGTTCTCTTCTTCGGTAGAAAACCCAATACGATAACCGATAATATCGCCATCAATAAGGATGTGTGCCATTACAGTACGTCGTCCAATTCTTCAACGTTAGCACCTTTGTACTCGATCAAGTTATTGATTGTGAGTTTACGGATGCTAGGACTAATACCTTTTTTACCACGGTAGTTCCATTCGTAGAAAGAAACAATCGCTGTGGCTTTGCTGCCGTTAGCAATCTTCTTATCTGCTGGAATCAACTCACCTTTATCGTCAAAGGCATCAATCTTGTAGTTGCTCTTACAAGTGATGTAGTTGCCTTCTGCTGCACGTTTTTCAGGATTGTTGTGAACGGTGATACCTAACTCTTCTAAAGCCTTTGTTGCCTTGTCTGACAGATTAGACAGGTTTACTGTGTATTGCTCCTTGTCCGAAGTGGGGTTCGGAGTCTGGGTGCAAGCCCAATAGATGTCTGCCTGAACTGCTACTGATTTACCTGTACTCATAATTTAGTTTCCTTTAATTTAGTGAATTTGTACTACCTAGCTATTATAACATACTTTTACTTCTTTTGCCATTTACTTCATAAGCCTTCCTGAAGGAGCCATATAACGATATTTGTTCGTCATTTGCAAATGTTCAGTCCTGCTTATACATTCTAGATGCTCAATATTACAGCAGCCTCTATTATTACATTTATGATTTATTTCGTATCCTTTAGGAATGTCTCCGTTGTGTGCTCTCCATATAAATCTATGAAACATTTCAAAAGCATCTTTCCATCTTTTTCTAAAATAACCATCAGCATTTACTTTTTTATTTACAACTATATAACATCCTGTTGGTAATGTTCTAAATAATAAAGATTGATTTTTAAAAGCCATTTTATTCTCCTAATGACACTCAGCCCAGTTATGTCCTATTTTGTATTCTGCTCCTACACGACATCTAAATTGTAAAATTTCCCCAGCTTCTCTAGCAGCCTTTACAACAAGCTGTCCTACTGTTTCTCCGTACTGTTCTGGTGTTTCAATCTGCACTTCATCATGACACCAGACTACTAGCTTATAGGGAATTCCCTTAGCTTTCAAGTTCTTTTTAATTTGAACAAGCCACTGTTTAGAGATGATAGCCCCTGCACTTTGTAAGAGCGTGTTAAGCGACGAATGGGCCGACCTGACCGTAAGCTGATAACCACCAAGGCCAGGTAGCCTTCCTTTCTCAGCAATCCTTTCAACTTTCGATTTAAGCCTCTCATACGCTGGTATTGCTTTACAGAAGTTATTAATAATCTTGGCTCCGTCTTTTTGAGAAGCACCAATAACTTTAGCGATCTTGGCTGAGGATGCTCCGTAGAGAGTCGCATACAAGACAGTCTTCGCAAGGTCTCTCGACTCAACCCCGAAAGCCTGCTGATTTCTAGTGTGGACATCACCGTTGACTGTTTCATTTATATAGTCCAAATCGTTAAGATAGTGAGCGAAACAACGCAATTCAATACCAGAGAGATCCACACCAACGAGGACGTTTCCCTTATCCACAATCCAACACGAACGGAATTCCTTACCGAGAACTGCTCTAACTGCAGGAACTTGAGCCATATTAGGGCTTGAGTGAGTAGCCCTCCCAGTAACAGCACCCATACCAATAACTTTACCATGAACTCTACCATCCTCTCCTAGCTTCTCTAACCATGAATCTAACTGTGATGCTCTCTTTTGTAATGTCAAGTATCTTGCGATAGGTTTCGCTTCAGGTATCGTAAGGTTCTCAAGTGTTGTCTCGTCGACAATGACCTGGCCTTTCTCGGTAGTCTTTTCAGGCTTCCATCCCTTCGATATAAGACGCTTCGCAATCTGCTGCCTAGACCCAACGTTGAATACCTCCACGTCATCTTTAAGTCGTTTTCCAGTCTTCTCACTCGTCCTCTCAGTAATGATCGGAGGGAAGATCTCCTGTAACGATTCCTCAATCTGTGCCATTTCGGTCTTAATTGTACAGAGCAAGGTCTGTGCATAGGGTATGTCGAGCTTGAATCCATTACGTTCCATCTCCGATAAAATAACTTGTACTTCATACTCTAGCTTCACAGCCTCTGGGCTAATCTTATTCTTGATAATCTCGTCAGTCAGTATGTCATAGACTTTACTAGTTAGCTCTACGTCACGAATACAGTATGTCACCATCTCTTCTGTAAGGCCACCGTCAAAGTCTGAGAACTCAATCTTATCTAGACCTGCAGCACTGCCCCAAGCCTCTAGTGAGTGACCGCCATCACGATTAGGATTGCTAAGCCTAGAAAGCAAGAGAGTATCAGCACACTGGGAAGCTTTGATTTCAGTGCCCCACACACGATTAAGAACAGGGGCATCAAAGGCAAGAACATTATGACCGATAATGGTAGTTGCGTCTCTAACATATTCATTTAAACCTTCCTTTTCTTTCCATATTTTTATCTCTCCAGTATCACGATTTAGAGTAACACAGCACCAAATTACATCATGAAGTAAGTTTGTTTCTATGTCTAAGACTAATTGCATGAAACAATTATACCAAATTTCCAGCAAGTCATTGTTCTGCCGTCAGGCATAGTCACAATAGTAGGACCATCATCAGCGAGTGCTGCACAGGATACTAACAGTAATAACATTGTTATAACTTTTCTCATTTTCTTCTCCATCTTCTATTGCAAATCTTTTGCACATCAATAGGGTCTTGTGCAGTTACTTCTTCACAGGCATACACAGAACTTCTTAAAGAGTATTCCACTAAAGCACTTCCTAAATTTATTGTAAAGATAATCCCAAGGATTGTAAAGGCAATCTTAAAGAATGTCATTGTGGTTTAGGATTCTTCTCAGGTTTCTTTTTAAAGATAGCATCCCAGTTATCCTCAAACTTCTTTCGGTCAGGGACGGGTCTTGGCTTATCGCCTTTGCCTCCGTCACGTCTCATTTTTTCTTCCTCAAGTTTTCACTATGAAGTTTCTTAGTCTTATCTACTTCTTTCTTTCCACTTTTAATCTGCTTTGCTTTCTTAGCTACTTTAGCAGCTTCTTCACGGTCAGCAAACTTACCATCGGAAAGAATAAACCCACGTTGTCCCTTGGTTTCTAAATCGTCATGGCTTTGCTTTTTAGACTTAGCCTTAACAACTTTACCACTAGATTTTTTTACTGCTGGTACTTTTACTGTTTTCATTTCTCTTGTGCCTTTCTTAGTATTGCTCTAGCAAATGCTGGTTCATTGTTCATTCGCAGTTCTTTCTTAATCGTTTAGTTTTATCTTCGTTATCACTAAAGTATTTACAATCCTTACCTTCTCTAGGACTATCCACAAAGTAAGACTGATACTCTGGTGTAGCTTTGGCAGTAAAGCGATAGCATCTTTCACGCTTCTTGCAAGTTTCATCACGACACATTGTTATATCAGCCATTAGTTCATCCCTGTAAGTCCATGCTGCGACTGTATTGTCTTAACAAAATTTACTGCGTCCCAGAAGCCGTTCTCGTAATCTGTTGAGTTAATGCCTGTCATAGTAATGTCTTCAGCCCAGACAATCATCTTTTCTAGGTGTGCAAGCCGGTCCTGCATCTTCTTTAGCTCATCACATGGTACACCTACTACGTTGTTAGGTCTTTTCAACGCTTCTATCTCAACTTGTTGCCCATGGAGTATTTCTTCATACTTACTTGTTATTCTTTCAATTTCTACCTCTTGCTGGCGGAGCATGGTAGCTATTTCTTCTCTAGTTACGAGCTTATACCAGCTATCTACTTCTAATAAATCAGCTAGTTCATTTGCGTTCATAGTGCCTCCTGTATCTCTAACATCCTACCAGTATCTTTGTTGTATAGCAACGATGCACAGTGGGGACTGGTAAGCCCACTGAATCGATTCTTGAGCACACTGACTCGTGTGGTGTTACGCTCCATCGGGTCATCATGCTGAGCATTACGCACAAGGCCGATGACAATGTCAGAGAGCTGAGCAATCGCACCAGAGCCTCGCAGTTGAGACAAAGACGTTGCAGCCCCTTCCTCATGCCCTTTAGACTCAGGACGCTTGAGATGTGAGACAGCAATCAAAGATACTCCAGTCTCTTGCACCAGCATCCGTAGCTTAGTCATCAGCTCATCGATTGACTTGCGTTCATCTCCATTACTTTGAGCCGATACCACCATGCTAATATGATCGAGGAAAACATACTGACAATCAGTAGCTTTTGCAAAATACCGAATGCGGTTGACCACATTGTCAATGTCAGTGCTGCCAAAGTTATCCCAAAAGTAAAGGCGATCAGTGCCCATTGTGATATCGAACGCATCTTTTAACTCCTCCTCAGAAACTACCGTATCAGGTAGGTGCAACGGTTTATTTAAATACAACGACATGATGCTTCGTGCAGTCTTACGCACTGACTCTTCCATGAACATCAGGCCGATGTTACCTTTGGTAGTTTTAATCAAGTGCCATAAAATCTCACGTAAAAATTGTGACTTACCTAAACCTGAACCAGCACACACTGTGATAAGTTCTGCAGGACGGATACCGTAGGTCAGTTCATTAACTCCAGGCCAAGGATACATTGCCGAAGCTTTCTCTACTGGCTTGTTAATCTCTTCCCACAACGTAACACCAGCGATGATGCCATCAGGTGTCCAATTCTCTGCAGCCCACCATTGCTTGACATACTCAGATGACTTACCAGCTTTGAGATAATCACAAGCATCTTTGAATCCGTTGAGGTGTTTAACAATCTTACACTTTGGTCCGAGAACTTCAGCGACTTCGGCTGCAGCTTTCATTCCTGGCTCATCAGCATCAAAGCAGATGTAAATTGTCTCGAATGAGGTTAGCCATTCATAGGCTTGTTTAACGTCTTTTAAGGCAGCTTGAGCACCGTTACGCACAGAGACGTGAGCATATTTGCTACCACTCATCTGAAAGCCTGCCAGAGCGTCTAGCTCACCTTCGTGGATGGTTACAGTCTTCCCAGCCTTAGCGAACAATGACTGACCGAACAGAGCTGCTTGCTTCCAATCACCAGTGATGGCAAAGCTTTTGTTATCAACATGGCGAACTTTGGAAGCAATGATAGCCCCTTCTTCGTTTGCGTAGGGATAGGTCTGGGTAGTCCCATCCTGAGCCACACCATAGTGCTGACACGTTGCCTGAGTAATCCCTCGGTCAGGTATCGACTTGACTTCACCTTTAACTTCAATCATAACTTTCTTTCTCGGAGTTGCAACATAATCTTCATCGCCTTTAATATGATTAAGACATACAAAACAATGCTGATGATTATCATCCCAGAGTGAATTACCATCTGAGCTACCACATGCTTCACAAGGAATATGTTTTATTAAATTACTCATAGTCTATTTAGTTTCTATTTAGTTATTGTTTCTTTAATACATACTACTAAGATGATTATTACTATTAAGAATATTATCATATTAGTATTCATCATCTAATAAGTCATCTAGATAGATGTCTAAATCGTCTATATCACTACTGCTTAGTAAGTCTACTCTGTCTTTATAAAGTATATCATCCTTGACAGTTTTCAAACAGGTTAAACACATGTCAAGAAACTGGTTAGTGTTTACTGACTTAATCGTTGACTCATAGTCAGTCAACAAGTTGTTACAACAATAACAGCGCATAGGGTCTCCAATGCTGTTTAGAAGGCTTTAAAGGGGTCTCTAAGACTCGTTCTACTACTGGGTGATACCTACACCTCATCTTCTTCTTCATCGCCTCCTAGAGCTTCTCCTGATACATTGTCACAATCCCAAGGAAACCACTCACAATCCATCTGCTCAGGTGAATAAGTATTAGCTCGATTAACTTCAGGCATTATCTCCATTAAGGAAAGAGTCTCGTGAATCAGATTGTGTGTTATAATATACCTCATAATAGTTTCTAAACTCCTTAGCTAATTTTCTCCAAGTAGGCATATTAGTTTCTCCTACTTCTCCTTCATACAATGTAGAAGCAATCCCACCTCTGTTTAGTATAGCGATTAACTCTGCGTCTGTCATTTTATTAACTCCTTATAAATATTTAATACAGTATCTATTACTGAGGATACTGCGAATATAATCAATAATATATCTTCTCTGTTCATGTTAGTTCCTATGATAAGCGTCATGGGGATGTGTGAACATGCTGGCTAATAGTTCATCAACGGACTTAAACCATTGAATTACTTTTAAGCCGTCTGCTTGATAGATGGTAAAGCTCACTTAGCCCCCGACATCTCACGATTAAGATGGTCTAAGCATTGTGTCAATACCTTCTTTAGCTTCACAAACTTCTTAGCATCATCTCTATCAAGTGTATCCGTACCTAGTATCTTATGCGAATTGATTTCCATCTTTACTAAATCTAGTAATGAAAATGTCTCTTCTGCTTCGGGGTGCTCACCAACATAAAGAAGCACTTGACCTTTACTATTTAGCCATACTCCTAAATCTATTTTAACTGTAATGTCACTCATTCTTTCACCACTTTCTTATAGTCTTTCAACATCCATGAATCAACGGCTTGGTCTACATGGTCGCCTGTGAGCCACACGTGCGTAGTCATCTTACCATCACACAGCACGATAGCTGGTGCAATCTCTTCTTGAGGCACATCCCATGAGCCATCACGTAGCCAGCGATAACGTTCAGCATCTAAGAAGTTCTGATTGTCGCTTAACATCTTAGCGAACAGGTGTGCTCTGTTATCCTCTTGTGCTTCGAGAGCATCAGCAGCCCTCATCAGGAGTGAGCGAGTAACGACGTACTCATCCTTATCAGCGTATGCTCTTAGTTGTTTAACGAGGTTCTCAACCATTTTTTACAGTCTCCGCAGAATGATACATGGACAAAATATCCATAATTACTTTACCTTCGCCATATTTTAACATCATAGCGACTGCGTCGGCAAGTGTATTGTGGTAGCAAAATTCTTCCCACATTAGTTTAGCCTCTTCAGGAAACATCTCAGCCTGTGTATTAGTCATAGCCGTATTTCTCCACGTGTGCGATAGCCTTATCATACGCTAAAGTTGCATAAAAGTCTTCTACTTCTTTCACGACAATCATCGGAGCATGCGACTGCGTAGGGTATTGCTCCAGCGTATAGCCTAGAGCCTTGAGCGCATCAGCCCATAAGTCTTCGTCAGGCATGGGATACTCATCCCTGAGAATGGTCTCAGTCCAGTACACGACGGCATCGTTAAAAGCCTCTTCGTCATCCTCATCGTCTTCAGGTTCATAATACCTATCTTCCGTATACATGGTTTAATCCTCCAAGTTAAGTAATAAGTGTAAGCCCTTTACTTCTAGCGTGCAACCACTAGCAACATAAGTAGCACCATTTGATTCTACATGCTGTACTGTAGCCTCAGGAAAGTTCTCATCCATATAAGTAATCAAGTCATCTTTGGTATTAAAAAATATATCATGCTTCATTGTATTACTCCCAGTCTTTAAAGTCACCACTACGCTCATTGTCAAAATAACCCTGCATGTATACTGCTATCTCTTCATCGGTCAAATCAGTGACGGCCTCGCCGTTGTAACTGCCTTCAGGATAATAGTGAGGCCTCATTGGCCTGCGATAATAAGAGTCAGCTCCGCCTCTATCGTATAGGCTGCCATGGTTTACTATTGTGCTGTGAAAGTCTATTGCGCTCATGATATTTTCCTTTATGCGTGTACGTTATTAGTATTAAACAAGTCTCTACCTAAGTCTATTAGGGTTTTCCCTTGCTCTTCAGTCATCCCTCTATGCTCTGCAAACAATGCAGGGCTAAGATAGTTATTTTTAAAGTCCAAATACTGCTCGATTAAATAGTCTCTAGTGCTCATGGTTTAATCTCCTACTCTTATAAATTGAAAATGGTCTTTAATAAACTGCTCGGCCTCATCCTGGACAATCTCCCAATGGCCTGTAGTGTTGCCATTAGTATCTCGCACTTTTCCCTTAGTAAGGCCCAGGCCTACATCACTTGCAATGTATTCCACGTTCTTTCTTAGCTCGTATCCTAGGTCCTGGTATGCGTCGTTATCCAGGTTAATATTTAATTTGAATTCCATTATGCATTCTCCATTAACTCGGCCCAGTCCTGGCCTCTTTCTGCTGCAACAAAATCATATGAACCTTTTGTACCTGCTTGCACTTGGTCTCTAGATGGAATGTGATTACCATAATAATCTCTTGCTTCGCTCTTACCTAGCATGCAAAGGCCTGCCGATATTGCGTCCATCATGGCCCTGCCATATGAACCCTGAAGGCCCCATAATCCACTGTTAATAGTACGTTGCAAGGCCTGGTAATAATCCTCCATTGTGGCCTCTTCGTCGCATTCGATTGTATCGATATCATTTAAGCTTAGCATTATTTTACCCCTTGAATTAAACCGTCTACCATTGTGACAGTCGCAAAAAACTCTCGGCCCAGGCCTGTAATATGGGGACGGTTTGCCCCTGTAATGCTGCCAGTGGCCTTATACTCAGGACCAAATAAACTGGTCTCTATATATCGCAACGGTTTACCAATGCTTTCTTTTAATGCTTTCTTGCTTACGTATTTAAGTACAATCATTTTAAATTCTCCTAGTTAGTTAGACTACAATTACAGTTTAGTAAGTAAAACCTATATCGTCTATAGGGATATACCCTTAGTTAAGTACAAATCCTGATTGATCCTTAACGGCCTTACCCTTAGCGTACAATGCAACAATATGGCCCTGGGGTTCCACGTGCCGTACGTCGCTATCGTCACCACTGATTACAGGGATACCCTTAAACGTTTTAGGTATATCGGCCTGATACCTGAAAACTGCCGCAATTCTAAACTGATTATCGATAGCAATTTTATTGTACTTATCAAAAGTACTAGCACCACTATAGCTAAACGTTAGATCATAATTAGACGGCAAACCCTTGCGATTAGGAATTTTTGTATAATCATAAAATTGTACTAGTGGAAAACGTGCCATAAGATTAGGGTAAAACGTACCGTCAAAATCTATAAACCCTTCATTTTCCCAACGGATATCCGACGTACCGTTTAGACGGATTAGTAACTCTTGGCCTAGTTTATCGGCCTTACGTTGACCCTTCTCAATATCCTTAACCAAATTGAGCAAAAAATTACCCTTGTTATCAAAAAAGCTTTTAGTCTTATTGATACGTGCCAATTGAATAGAATTGAATGCACCACGTCCCGCAGTGTATAAACAGGCCGTCTCACAATTTGCCTTTTTTGCCATGGGGCATACTTGATGACCTGATATATCACTAGGTGCAAGGTATAGGATACCTGTATAAAACCCTAGTTTAGTGCCCTTAACTGTTTTTGCATTTGTATTAAACCCTAGCAAGGCCTTGCGTTTGAATGATGTAGTCATGATGTAGATCCCTTATAGAGTGTCAGTGATGATCATTGTAAGTACTGCAAATAATCCTGCAATTAGGATAAACCCTAGTACGTTAATAAGTACGTTTAATAGTTTAGTCATGATGTAGATCCCTTATAGAGTGTTTAACGTTTGCTGCTTATACATAATATAACGGCTATTGCAAGGGATTGTCTATTAGGGAAAACCCTAGGTTTTGAGACTAAAAACCCTAATAGGGTAGACCCTTAGTCTTATATAAGAGCCAATTTATAGGGGATAACTTGAAAGAGACTAAGCAGGAATGCTATAGATTATCTATATAACTAATAGTCATATATAGGTGAGTAGTCTTATCAGAATTGATATAAGACTGAAGAGCACTGATTAGGTGCAAGTTATTGATTAATAATACAGTGCCATGACTCATTAATTAAACTGATTAGGAATGCAATATTAATTAATTATTTTGATAAGTACTAACCAGGGCCTAGGCAGGCCTGATCAGGTCAGGGCAGGTCAGGGAAGATCTATAGAGAAATGCAGGGAGGGGAGGGTCAAAAAGAATTATTATAGATTTATATAACACGCTATATTTAACGCTGCTATACTTTTTAAAACAGGGGGTAGTCCCTTGGGACTCCTTAAAAAGACTCTGAATAGAATCTAAGGCAGGTAAAGGGTAGCCCTAGGGAGTAGCTGCTTTGTGCTCCATAGGCTCTGAGGAGTTGCTAGACAACAAGAATAGTGTCTA